TGGAGATTTTGAATCTTTATATTTAATGGAAGGTTCAAATTCAATTACAGTTAGTGGAAATTTTAAGTGTGAAGTGATTCCAAACTGGAGGTGTGAACTATGATCCAATTGTATAAGCCTTTTAATAAAAGCTATGAAAAGAATGGTGATTATGTTCTACATCCATCTAGCTGCGTTATGCGCGTTGTATTGAACGGCGAATGGTATGTTAAATTAGTACATCCTATTGATGATATTTCAGAAAATATCATTGATGGGGCAGTTTTAAAAGTTCCAACATTATTTAATAAAGAACAATTGTTTATTATTCGTCATGTAGACAAAGCGGATTATGATGTTCAAGTAACAGCGTATCCGCTTTTTTACATGGTTAAGACAACACCGCCTTTGTGGGATACTCGCTGTGTAAATATGAATGGTCAGGATGCGTTAAATACAATTTTAAGTGGAACGTCTTTTAAAGGAATTTCGGATATCACAGATATTTCTACATGCTATTTTAATAAAATGAATCGTTTGCAGGCTATTAATGGGAATGCAGACAATACATTTATGAATCGGTGGGGTGGAGAAATTGTTTATGATGATTACACAATCAAGATCAATAAAAGAATTGGTTCTGATAAAGGTGCTAGATGTGAGTTCGGATACAATTTGAAAAGCGTCCAGGAAGTCGTAAACACAGAAAATTTAATCACAAGAATATATCCGCAAGCCTACAATGGATATGTATTGCCAAATGAGGAGTGTATTGATTCTCCTTTTATCAATAATTATCCAGATGTATATTGGAGCTTTATCCAGTTTGATGACGTAAAGCTAAAAGAAGATGCACAGGAAGATGATGCATCGAATGGAATCACAGTCTGCGACACATTGGAAGATTTATATAAAGTGTTAAGAAAAAGAGCATCTGATTATTTCACAGAAAATAATTGCGATGTTCCTAATATCACGTATAAGGTTGATATTGTAGATTTGGCAAGACTGGATGCTTATAAAGACATTAAAAATCTTGTTTCAATTGGCTTTGGTGATACAGCTCATATTAAACATAGAAAGTTGAATATCGAAACTAGGGCAAGATTAATTGAATGCGATTATGATTGCATCTTAAAAAAATACGATAGTATGACTTTAGGTGATTATGAAACGAAGTATTTTGAAAATGCGGATAGTGTTATCCAGGCCGCTCAAAAGGTGATTGACAAGAAAACATCGAGTTTGATTGCAGAAAAGATAAAAGGAATTATTGATGCAACTCAGGCCTCTTTATATGCTCAAAGAAATGTTGCGAAGAAAATGGATTACAGAGCCATGAAGATGGAAGATTTAGATCCAGACAGTCCAACGTATGGAGCGACTTGTTATGGAACAAGCGGTTTGGAGTTTTCTGACACGAGAAATGAAGATGATACGGATTGGAAGTGGGGCAATGCGTTTGGGCCAAAAGGTTTAATTGCGAATGCGATTATAACTGGGATTCTTTCAGATAAGAGTGGCAGCTTTTATTTGAATATGGATACCGGTGAGCTTGTAATGAATGATGGTACATTCAAAGGAATACTGAACACTGTTAAAGATATTAATGTTGGTGCGGAAATCAATATGCAGCCACGTGCTGAGGGAGTTTCACAAGGTTCCGTCTGGTCTGATATAAAGTGTGTTGATTCAGATGGTACTGTATTGCCTGAAAGGATTGCATTTCGTTCTTTTAAACATGATGACGAGTATCTATCGCATAGTGTGACACTGATCAGTGGTGACACCAGCGTTTCGGTTAGCGATGATGGCACAATTTTACTTTTAAGCGGTGACAATAGGTTTTCTGTGACCAAAAATTATGTTCGTATGGATACTAAAAATTCAACTATATCTATTTCAGACAGTGCTAGCATCATTACTTTGGACGGTAAAAAAGGGCTCACTGGTACTTATACTGTGACAAAATCAATTACAGTTGAAGCCGGAATTGTAGTAGGGGTTGAGTAATATGGCTCAGCCTTTTTCTGTGTTCGTTGATACTTATAATGGTACAAGTCACAATGTAGATGGTGCATTTGGAGCGCAATGTTGGGACGGTTACGCGTTCTACATGAAGTGGTTAGGATACTCATATGCGAACTGCACGGCCACAGGCGGTGCTCAAGATATTTGGACTCAACGCGCTTCTAACGGAATGTTGAATTCATGTGATGTCGTATCCACTCCACAAAATGGAGATATCGCAGTTTGGGGTTCCAACATGGGAGGTGGTAAAGGTCACGTAGCCATGTACTACAATGGTCAGTACTTCGGCCAAAACCAGGGTAGAAGTGGTGGTGCGAATGGCGGACCATTTAATTTATTAGCGATTGGAACTGCTCCATTAGGCTATTTTAGACCTAAATGTTATGCAGATGGTAGCGGTGGAGAAGTCGAAGAAAAAAAGCTAAGATTAACGCTTGTCAATGGATTAGTAGTAGGTATTGATTATGTGTAAAAGAAAGGAAGTGGTTATATGGAATTGATGAGAAGAGATTTAAAACTAATTGTTATTAAAAGCCTTGAATCATCAGAGGGTTCTGCACATGTGCCAGTAAATTTATCGATTGATGGTACAGATAATTATGAATTCTATACAACTCAAATTCACATTCGTTACATTTATAAGAATAAAGTTTATGAAGAAATGTTGCCAATGGATGATGAAGGCTTTTATATTCCTTCAAAGCCTTTTTTTGAAAGTGGGCCAATTGAACTTGCGGTTCATTTAATTAGTGGTGAAAAAAAATTCGTGACAAATGAGGTGTGCTTCGTTGTGCAACGTGCGCCAAATGGAAGTTCACAAATTGGACCTAGTGAATTAAGTTGGCAACAGCTAGTTGACCAATATGTCGAATCGAAACTTAACGTAATTATGGCTCGAATTGACAATTTGACAAACAGTCAAACCAATTTAAATGAATTAATTGATATTCGTGTCGGATACAATGGAGTTAAGTATGATACTGCAGGTGATTCGGTACGAACACAAATTTTCAATTTACTAAAAACTCAAAGATCGTTGAAAGATTTAATTGATTCAAATCAAAAAGTTGTCAATGAACGTATGGATTCATTTACAAATTTAGGCGAGGGCTCAACAACCGCAGATGCAGAATTGATTGATGCAAGAATCGATTTTGAAGGAAATAAGAAAAAAAGCTTAGGTACTTCAATTCGTGAGGCTGATAAAAAAATGTTCAACATGATTCAAAGCATGATTGAAATGCTGCTTAACAATAACTTTAGTGCAAATTTAATGATTGACTTCGATAATTATGTCGTCGATGAAAATGGCGATAATGTATTAGCCGATTGGGCATACAAGGTGAAATCATGAGACAAGGAACAACACCTACAATTCAAATCACGGTCAATTATATTGATTTAGCAGATATGGAACATATCTATGTGGTATTTGAGCAAAATGGATATTTATTGAAAAAAAGCATGTCAGATTTAAAAATCGAAAACAATGTTATTTCAGTTATTTTAACGCAGGAAGAAACATTAAGTTTTAAAAACGGAAATTGCAACATCCAATTAAGAATGATTACATATGACGGCATAGCGATGGCTTCGCCGATAAAAACAGTTAATGTGTATAGTGTATTAAATAAGGAAGTGATTACATGATTCTGGTAAGCAGTATAGAAATCGATGTTAAAGACGAATCAGATCACATTCAGTTCGGTTTAAATGAACAATACATTGGAACAACGGATTATGAAAAGCTCAGAAACAAGCCAAAATTAAATGGTAATGAAATCATTGGAGAGGTTGAAGAAATAGACCCAACAGTTCCAGCGTGGGCGAAAGCAGAAACAAGACCGGTATATACACCGGAGGATATTGGAGCTATGGCAGAAGGTTCTGTAGCTTCGGTGTCAACAAATGAATTAGATGAAATATGGAATAGTTTATAAGGAGGAAAAAAGAATGGCTATTGAATATTTAGATAAGAGTGGATAACTCTATTAATCAGTAAAATTAAAGCTGCATTAGGCGAAAAAGTTGATGTGGTAAGTGATAAAGGCTTATCGACAAATGATTATACGAATGCAGAAAAAAGCAAATTAAGTGGTATCTCAAGTGGTGCTCAAGTTAACGTGATTGAGTCAGTTAAAGTCAACGGTACAAAAGTTGAACCAAGCTCAAAAGCCGTAGATATCGCAGTGCCTACAAAGACTTCACAACTTACAAATGACAGTGACTTCCAAAATGCTACACAGGTTAATTCAACGATTACAGGAAAAGGATATCAAACGGAATCACAAGTACAATCGTTGATTAATTCGGCAGTAGGAAATATCACATCTATTAAGTACGAAAAGGTGATTTCATTACCTGCTGCAGGCTCAAATAACGTTATCTATTTAATTGCACATTCACATGGAACTCAAGATATTTATGATGAGTATATTTGGCTTGCAGAATCCAAAACGTTTGAAAAGATTGGTAATACAGATATTGATTTATCAGGATATGTTAAGAGTTCAGAATTAACTGCAATCAGTACATCAGATTTAAACACAATGTGGGGTTAGTATATGGCTATCCTATTCAAAGACAAAGCTTCTATTCAGTGGCTTGTCGATAGAATAAAGTCTGTAACCACATCACATAACGCATTGAATCAAATGGTGATGAATAATCACTTTACTACAAATTTGAGCGCAACAAGCGCTCAAGATTTAGTAGATGAAAAAGGAAATACAATCTTAGCCGATTGGTCTTATGAAGTAGCAAGTGGAGAAGTCGGTACGGATTGGAAATATAAAGTCAAGGAGGAATAGAGAATGGCAGGAAAGCAAGTAAATGAATTAGACGCATTGCCTAGTTTTACCGATACAAGCTTATTGCCTGTGCATAATGGCGCAGGATTGAAAAAAGGTTTATTATCGCAATTGGCAAATTATTTAGGAAATAAATTCAGTAATCCGAATTTATTGATTAATTCGGATTTTAAAATTAATCAAAGAGGTGCTACAAGCTATGAATCACGAGGCTATTCTGTAGACAGATGGAAGATTTGGAATGTAACAGTAACGCCAAGCACAAGCGGAGGAATCACTGTAAAGAATGACAAATACGCAGATACCGGAACATTTCTACAATACTTAGAGAATGCAACGGAAGGTGATTCAACATTATCGTGCTATGTAACATCTGTAAGCGGAACAGCGACAATGCTAGCGGATGATAATTCACAAGTTGTATTGAAACAAGGATTAAATGTTGTGCATACAAGCGCTAGTACAAAAGCGTTTACGATCTTTTTAAACCAAGGAACTAGCATAACCCTTAAATGGGCTAAACTGGAACAAGGTAAGCATGCTACTGCTTTTGTTCATCCAATTTATAGCGAAGAATACTTGAAATGTATTTGGTTTTTTCAACCGCTTGTCGGAGCTAGAAGTGGTTATTTTTCAAACGAACGTATTTACATTAATATTCCGGAGGTTAACTCAATGAGAACTTCCAAACCATCCGTCGATTCAAGTAATATAACTTTAGAAGGATGGATTTATGCAGGAGCAAACGCAAACGCTATCAATGTAGGGCGCTCAGATATCACTAATGTAAGCATAGACAATTACAAAGAGTTAGTATTAACACCTTCAAGTACATTGCTTACTAAATTAAAGCAACGTGACATGTCGACTATTAGTTATGTAATTGATGTAAGTGGTGGAATTTATCTAGACGCAGAAATTTATGATAATGAATAGGAGAAGTAAGCATGGTAAGAGTATATATTAATAAAGATTCAGAAAATAACATTACATCTATTAATTCAGAAATCTTCTTATCAGAAGAAGAAATGTCAACTATGACAGAGATTGACAAAGGGAAAGGCGATAAATACGCTCATGCTCAAGGTTTATATCTAGAAAAAGGATTAGTTGATGAACATGGAAGATATAACTACAAATATGTAGCAGGAAAAGTGATTGAGGTTGCAGAAGAAGATAAACCTAAAGTTGTTGATCCAGAACAACAAGCAACGGCACAGGATAAAATTGAAGCGCAAGTCATGTATACAGCATTAATGACAGATACACTTCTAGAAGGAAACGAGGCCTAATCTATGTTTGAAAAAATCAAAAGATTTTATAATCTAAAACTATATACAGATAAGCAAGTAAGAAAGTTTTGCGAAAAAGGAATCATTACAGCTGATCAGTATAAGCAAATCACTGGTGAAAATTATTAACAAGGCTAGAATATCTAGTCTTTTTATATACGCCATAGGAGGAACAAAAAATGGATTTTGCAGAATTAAATAATTATTATGTTTTGGTGGTAGTGGTAGCATGCTTGATTGTAGGCTACATTTTAAAAACTTCGTTTGAATCATTCCCAAACAAGTACATTCCTACAGTGCTTGCATTTACTGGATTGGTTTTGAACCTGACGGTCAGTGGAATGTCGATTGAAAATGCAGTTTATGGAGCACTGATGGGCTTATCTAGCACAGGCATGCATCAAGCATTTACAAGATTCATCGAAGGCAACACAGAAGAAAAATAAAGTAGGTGGCTTGCAATATGGATTTTGTGATTACAAGCCAACAAATTGTATGGGTTTGTGGGTTTATTGCTTCTATTTGGGGAGTGGTAAAGATTATCAAGGAATTAAAAAAACCAAGTGATGATTTAAAGGTTATGGTGAAACGACATGATGAATTGTTGCACCGTGATAACGAACGATTAAATTCACTTGAAAAGATAACATTGAATCAGGAAGGTATCAATCGCAAATTAGAAGAGCATACTCGTATTCTATCAGATCATGACGATCGGTTAGAAGAAGATAAAAAGCGAGGTGATCTGATGCTAAAAGCAAACATGGCCATTCTTGATGGAATGCTATCAGAAGATGATAAAGAAAGCCTAAAGGCTACACGAAAGGAAATTCAGGACTTTTTAGTCGAAAAGAATTAGGAGGTATTAATGATGAATATTGTAAAAAATTTAGTAAGTACAAGTTTATATTATTGTAAATGTCCTTTTGACATGAATCCGACTCGTATTGTAGTTCATAATACCGCTAACGATGCTTCGGCTCGAAATGAAATTCAGTATATGATTAACAATCGAAATGAGGTTTCATACCATTACGCAATTGATGATAAAGAAATTGTTCAAGGTATTCCCGAGAATAGAAACGCTTGGCATGCTGGAGATGGTGGTAATGGAATTGGAAATAGACAAGGTATTGCTATTGAAATCTGTTATTCAAAGTCAGGTGGGGCAAGATTTGATGCTGCTGAATTATTAGCTGCTAAATTCATTGCATCTAAATTAAAAGAAAAAGGATGGGGAATTGATAAAGTAACTAAACATCAAGACTACTCAAACAAATACTGTCCACACAGAACTTTAGATAAAGGATGGCAACGATTCTTAAACATGATTCAAGCGGAATTAGGACAAACTACTCCAAGTTCACCAAGCGCTCCAAGTACTCCAAGTGGAGAGAAGTATTCTACAGGTACTCCAATTTGCACTAACACATTAAGTGTTAATTGTGATGGTACTGGTAAAGTTTATAAAGGCGATTGGAGCGGTTCAATCGGCAAAGTTATTAAAGGTTCTAAATATCCATATCGTGTTGATCGCAATGGTGTAGCAATTGGATGGACGAATGATGTGGGTATCGATACAGACCCCCATACACCAGTAGGCGCTACACAGTCTAGCGCAGAAGCTATCGACCAAATCTTGCATGAAGGAAGCTATGTTACATCTGTACATATGAAAATTGGTAACCAAGGCTTGAAGAAAATTGGCGATGATTTATGTGCATATCTTGCACAATTAGGTGGCTGGTTTCCAATTCGCTTAGTCGATAAAGTTCCAAATTCAGATGGATATAATGACAATGTACTGCATACCACAAATGCAGTAGTCTACGTATCTAGAATCAGAGTCGATGCAGTGAATGTTCAAAAGAATATTGTCAAGATTGGTGGTGTTTGGGTTGATCCAACACCGTTAACAGAAATTGCATAAAGAGTAAAAATAACACATTCAACTATTTTTTCGTATATTTAGCCTATGATTAAGTTCATAGGCTGTTTTTTTTATGTTCAAAATGTATGCTCATAGCATAATGCTTCGCCTGTGATTGATTTTTGATAAAAGAAAAAAGCCTTTTTAATAGGCTTTAATCCAAATCAATTCCGTAGTAATTTCCAAACGAACAATTCTGATAAACTTCATTAGCTTCATCCCAGTCTTCGCAGAAGTACTCGCCATACATTTTAACGTGTTTTCCATATCCAACTTCGATGGCAATGTATCCGTTTATTTTGTGATTATCGTCAGAACCAAATTCATCATGAATTGCTTTATCATTACTTGCACATTCGTATGATCCATTAACTTCAGTATAAATTTCACATGATGTATTTATTTCGCAGATTCTATCTTCAACGTCTGAAGGCCTTCCAAAATATCCTTTGAATTTTCCAAAATCATCATAATCCTTTAGTTCCTGGATGAATCGGTTAAAATAAGCTTCGTCTTGATTCATTTTATCGATGCTAAACATATCTAGTCCATCCAATGCGTTTGCTTTCTCAATGGTTTGATTCATTGCGTCTCTAATAACATCCGCTTGAGATACTCCTAAAGCTTTGCAAGCTTGTTTAAATTCTTCGGCAAAATCATTTTTGAATCTAGCGGAAATAATTGTCATTTTTTCTTTGTTGTACTTATCTTGTGGTTTCATGTTATTCTCCTTTGTTTCTTAAATACATAGCATAAAGTAATTTAATTAATGCGCTTAATACCAAAAGTCTTCCTAAAAGTTCTAGCATAATTTTAAATGAATAAGTATAATATAGTTGAGGGAGGGAAGTTATAAGTACTTCCCAATAATCTGAACGATTACCCCAACGATTAACTCCAAAATTGCTTGAATAATTAGCGATGTCCAATCGATTTTGGAGCTTTTCTTTTTCTCATTCATCTCTTCACCTCCTTACATGTATATTATAGCATAATGCTAGCATATATGCAAGCACTAAATGAAATATTTTTCTTTTTTATATAATATAGTAAGGAATTCAAGCATTAAATATAAGCGCAGTTTCTGCGCTTTTTTTATTGCCCAAAATCACTGGCATATTTTTCGAGAATTATTGGCATAATTTTTGGCATAAATTTTTCTAAAAAATAAAATTTTATAGAGAAAATGTAGAAAATAGAATATAAATGTGAGAATATAAGAGTGGCTAGAGACATATATATAATATAGAGAGAATTTTAATTTTTTTTATGCAAAATTCCATTAAAAAAAGGATGATTTTTCGATATTATAACCAATCTATAACCGTGTGAAGATTATACTAGTCTCAGATAATGAAAGGGTTATATCGATAACTATAATAAAGGAGGACTTTATATGCTAAAGAATTTGAAAAAAGCAGCCGCAATTGTATTATCATTTGCGATGGCCGTTCAGTTTGGCTTAGCAGACTCTTATTATGTAAATGCGGTGGAAGAACCGGTTGAACCTCAACAAGAGGAAACAAAAACAACAACGACTACACCACAAGAGCAAGAACAAGAGGAAGTGCCAACAACTGAAGAAGAAACTCCTCAACAACAGGAAGAAGGACAACAACCTGCAGTAGAGGAAGAGCAGCCTGCAGCAGAAGAAGCACAACCACAGCCACAGCCTGTTGAACAAGCAGAGGTTAAGGTTTCTTATGTAAAAGAAGATGATACCGATTTGATGGAATCTGTAACAGGTACTTATGATGTTGGTTACAGATTGGATCAAGATACAAATGTATTCAAAGAAGCTCATGAAGCATTTGAATTTGAATATGCATTTGTGAATGGTAACAAAGAAAACAAAATCACTAAGGATCAAGTTAAAGCTTCTGGTTTAACAGTAACTAGTGATATGACAAGTTTAACTCTTGTTTATAAGGAAAAGGCTAGTACAGAAAAGCCTAAGAAAGCTAACAAGCAAGAACCTGCTAAAACAGAAACTACTTCTGAAAGTGATGATGCTTCTGATGCCGACACGACTGAATCTCAAGAAACGGCAGTACAATTAACTGAGTTCTTTGTCGTAGCAAGTCAGAACCAAGTAACAAAAGGTGAAACAGCTCAATTAACATTGACTATTAAACCTGATAACTATCCTAATAAAGATGTAACTTGGTCTTCATCAAATGATGCAACAGCTACAGTAGATAAAAATGGTTTAGTAACAACTCATGAAGTTGGAACTGTAACAATTAAAGCAACATTGAAATCAGATCCAGCTATTTCATCAAGTGTAACAATCGTTGTCAATCCAATTAAGGTAAGTAAGATTACTGTAAATGGTTATGATAAAGAATATTTAGTAAAAGATGATACTGTTATATTAACAACAACCGTTGAGCCAAGTGATGCAGCTAATAAGAGTATTGTTTGGTCTTCATCAAATGAAGAAGTTGCAACAGTTGATCAAAACGGTAAAGTAACAGCAGTAGGTCAAGGTACAGTTTCAATCAAGGCAATGAATGATGATTCAGGTGTCTATGGTGAACAAGTAATTACTGTTTATGATGATACACCAATTACAGAATCTGTTAATGTATGGGTTACAAATGAATCTCAGGGTGTTTCATATCAATTTAATATTCCAGTAAATGGAAATGAA